TATCGTCGTCATACTAACTTTGCAATGGAGTCTATCCGAATGACCTTTGGGAGTTCAAATTTAGAGTTTTCTCCAACGTCTACTCGAACCATTTCATGTCGTATTGATCGGTACGCACAGATGCTTCATGATACCTATCTTGTATTGACACTTCCCGATATTTGGTCACCTCTTTCGTATCTTGGATTGAATATCAGACCTCCTACAGGATATGATCAACGATCCACTGCTATTGGATATGAATTCAAGTGGATTGAAAACATCGGATACAACTTGATTGATTCCGTTGAAATCACTGCAAATGGACAGAGTCTTCAACGACTCAGTGGTGAGTGGTTGAAGTTCTATTCCTATTTGACACATGATGCGAATAAGCGAGCGATTGTAGATCAGATGGTTGGAAACGTTCCTGAATTAAATGATCCAGGAAATGCCTATGGACGACTTGGTCAGTATCCACATTCCGTTGCTCCATTGAACCAACCTGGTGGAATTCCCAACACTAAGATTCCTGAACCATCGATTCGTTCACGTCAATTAGTTATTCCTTTACATTTCTGGTTTGCTGAGAATCCAGGTATGGCACTTCCGTTAGTCTCTATGCAAAACTCAGAAGTGTTTATCAATGTAACCTACCGACCTTTGAACCAATTGTTTACGATTGTCGATGTGAATCCTTCAAGTTCTACCTATGGACAACGTATTCGATCCAACGATGGTCTTGGACGGTTCTTGTCGCCCCCTCTTGTAGATGGAACCATTAGTAATCCTAGTTTGTCTACCTTTTTTCCAGATCCGTATTTGGAAGGCAACTTTATCTACTTGACTGAAATGGAGATGGCACAACTTGCAACTGCAGATCAGACCTTCCTTGTCAAGACCATTAAATTCGTCAATAATCCAGGACAATATGGAGGTAATTCAGACATTGAAATTCCATTCTTCAATTTAGTGACTCGTATTGTATTTTCAACTCAGAGATCTGATAAGATTTTGACAAACGATTGGGACAATTACACGAACTGGGATGATCCTTATGTGGCTCCATTTACATCCACAGGAACCGCAAATGATGTCTTTTCATCGATTACTCAATCTAGTGAGTCACAGACGTTTATGTATTCAAGTGGACAACAGCAAATTAGTTCTGTCTATCCTCGTGATCCAATTGTCAATGGTCAAATTTTGTTGGATGGAAAAGAACGCTTTTCAGTAAAACCTACTTCTTACTTCTCATTGCTTCAAATGTACAAGCACACAACCGGTGATAGTCCAGTTATACCAGGTGTCTACATGTATTCGTTTGCTCTCAATAACGATTTGTATCAACCCAGTGGTGCGATCAATGGAAGTATGTTCAATAAAGTCATATTACGACTTGGATTACAGCAACCTCTTCCAACTACACAAGGTGTTGCTTCTCAAGACACGGTTTGCGTTTTAAAATCTTCAGTCTTCAGTCCAAATCCAGTGATCATTACTGCAGCACAACTTGCATTAAGGAATCCAGATGGAACCTTATTGTATCCTCCCGATTCAATTGTATCCGTTGTTCGAAATACAAATGGAGACAATGTCATCTTTGCGTACACTTATAATTTAGGTGTCTATGTAGAATCCATAAATTTCTTACGAATCGTTAGTGGTCTTGCGAATTTCGTGTTTGCTAACTAACAATGGGCATTACAATTAAACGTGCTACGTGGGGTGACGAGAAAGCAACCACGGATATTACTTCTTCAATGGTAGAGAAAGCAAAAGGAGGATACCTTGATGTTGTTGCAGATAACAAACTAGTTCCAGCAGTGGATTTACTCACAGGAACTAAAGATATTTCGATTGATGACAGTGAAATGAATACGATTAAGCAAGATGCTGTAAAGAATTGTGGTGGAGCACAAGATCAGAAATGCATTGACTATCAAGTCAACATGATGCAGTCCAGTCTCTTACAGCAAAAGGTTGCCGAATCACAATCGTCTGCGAATATTGTAACAGGTCGTCGTCTTACGTTGACTTACATTGATGACAAAAACATTGAACGACAAGTAGCAATTCCAGATGGACAACAAGTGAAGTTTGGTGAAAAACCTAAATCATCGTTTAGTGTTCCTTCCATTTCATGGTCTGTCTTTGCTGGAGTTGGAACTACCTTCTTCTATATTGCTATGGTAGTCCTAGGAGTAGTTCATGTCTATGCAGTTGCTTCAACGTATAGAACATTTGCTGAAATGGGTCTCACCACTGCCAAAGTTGTATTGACTGCAATTGCTGCAATCATTCCACTTTCAGGATTATTGATTACACCAATAGGCGTTGCATACTTACAAAAAGTTCCTCCAAAGGTATAATGTTTCATATCCTGTGGATTGCTGCAGGCGTTATTTTTGGAATGTTGATTGCCTGTGTCATTGTTCCTCCTACTCGTGTTCAAACAACCGTTCCAACTCCTCATGACGAAGACCTCTTTCATACCGATACAGGATGTGTACGAACACATGCGATTGAAGTCCCCTGTGGAGTTGAAGCAGATTCATTGAATCTACTCGCAAGTCTAAACAAGAAGTAATGCTAGACATCACAAAAGCGTTGGAACGTGCAGGTCCCTTTTTTTCGTTCATTATTGGACTCGGACTATCCGTCTTGTTGTTTCATCGAAACTATGCTACCTATCGCACACTTGCCTTACCCCTAACTGAAATTGAATCCAAAACAGTCAAAGTGGATGGGAAGTGCTACAAGTATCGCGTGGAAGATGCGAGTTGCGAAATCCCGTCTCCTTCATAAACAATGGACGACTCAACTTCCCTCGACGCCCTACTCCCTTCGCCTCAACTCCCTCAATCCATGCCTCCCATGGCAGGTGTTTCTGGATCCGATCACATTCAGAGAACCCAGATGGCACCCTCTTTCAAACCTAGTCTCCCTATGATGCGAATGATGTGGGCAAACTTGACATTGTATATTTCGTTCTTTTTGGCAACGGTTCTCTTGTCATTGTCAGCACCTCGTGACCTATTGCTACGATACATTCCCAACGCGTATACTTCTGGTGGCGTTGTCTCTTGGCAAGGAGCAGGTGTTTTAGGACTTGCAGCAGTCGTTGTTTCTCATTTGCTGAACGTCTTTCTACTCAGTTTTCTAGGATAAAATGGAAGACATTTAAGTAGAACTCATTAATGTATACAAAATGACACCTATTCTCTCCGAACAAGATATCAAAGATTTAATACACTTGCGAAACCATCAAGGTAAAATAGAGTTTTCAATCTACTTGCACTCTCTTTTAATGGATGCCGCTCGCAAACGAAATCTTAAACAATCATTTGTAGAGTGCTTAGAAGCAAGAATTGATCCTCAAATTGAACTCTGCACTTTGGACAGTACAATGAAGTTCCGTTCAATGATGTTTGATGTTGTAAGTGTTTTGAACGAATATTCAGTTCTTCAAGAACTTGAAAAGTTTTGTGGTAAATACATTCAAGCGTACTATTTCGGATCTGAGAACAATAGACTTAAAATTGCTTTAAAGTTTGCTCCTCCTCAATCAGAACCATCCGTTGATCCACCTTTCACCGATCCAATCTGGGACAGACGTCTAGAAAAGGAGACGAGCTGGTGAACATTTTTTTGACTACAGTTTATAATGGTTGAGATTATGAACGCGAATCCTATCGCAGTGGATCTTCAAAACATCTATATATCTAATTACGATGCTTATCGTGCTGAGGATGATCCAGAGCTTAATCACGCTATCTTGAAGCTTGGTACAGATTCAAATGTCCGGTTACTTGCAGGTAAAACAGAGACTGGATTTCAAGATGGGCCTGCTAATCAGGCTACATTTCATAGCGCTACGGATGTTGTATCCTATCGTGGAACTCTGTATGTGCTTGATAAAGGAAATAGAGCAATTCGTAAAGTGGACGCTCAAGGAAACGTAACTACATTTGCGAGTTCAACCGAAGGACGTGGATTTAAAGCACCTTTAAGTCGTATTGAGTCTTTTACCATTGATTCGGCTGGAACAATTTATGTATCCGATCGTGATCCTGGTGGTAGTCATGTGATTAAAATTACAAGTACAGGAGAAGTCACTGTATTTCGCCATCTACTTAATTACTTCGCATACTCGATTGTAGTTGACGACTCTGGATTTCTTTATTCAACTTCACCTGCAAAACACTGTATTTACAGGGCAAAACTTGGAGTTGACGATAAAGCTACTGTCTTTGTAGGAAATGAGCAAGAACCTGAAATGCTAGACGCAACTGGAACAGAAGCGCGTTTTAATCAACCTTGGGGACTTGTACTCGGTTCAGATGGAAATGTTTATGCTGCTGATTTTGACAATCATAGTATTCGTAAAGTAACACCTGAAGGTATAGTGACTACATTAGCAGGTAATGGAAATGATAGAAGCATAGATGGTTTAGGGATGGAAGCGTCTTTTTACTATCCAATGTATTTAGCGTGGCATCCTCGTGATATGATTCTCTATGTACTAGAGGGTGATGATGAAGACCTTGCGATTCGTTCTGTAGATGCAGATACAGGAGCAGTTGCAACTGTCTATCCTAATCCTGATCTTGCTGCTCCTCCTCCCGCTCCTGCTCCTGCTCCTGTAGGGCCCCCAGCGTTTCTTACACCTCCAGAATCTCCTCCTTCAAAAGACATTGAAGCTGGATCAGGTGATATAATTGCATATGATGATATTGAAGAAGGTTCAGTTGTAGGACAGATTGTGGGTGAAGGAGGAACGATTGCAAGAAAAAGTTATTACTTTCCTGATACATTGAGAAGTTTGTGGGGTCAAGGACCATCAAAGTTCATAGATCCAACTACTCGTAAAAAGATTGTAGATGTAAAGTGGTATAAAGCTCACTTAGTTCCTGAAGGAACATTAGGTGGTCGTAAAAAGACCCGTAAGTCCAAGAAGTCCAGACGCAAGACATTTCGTAAAAATAGAAAGCAGAGTAATAAAAAGAGAAAATATTAACAATTAACAATGCCTCCAAATAAATATGGAACGGATGGACCAACAGTTGAAATCATCTTTAAAACCTATAAATCATCATCTAGAACAGGAACGTTATTTCTTGGTGGATTAAAGTTTCATTCATTACCACCTTTTCCTGAAGGAGTTATAGTTCTTGATATTTCAAGAAATACCGAACTGATTACATTACCAGTTCTTCCTGAAGGTCTTAGAGCACTTAACTGTAGAGATAATCCAAATCTTACTACGATTACAGTTCCTTGTCCAGAAGGAATTAAGGATGATCCTGCAGACTACATATTTAAAAACTGCCCAAAACTTAAGATTCAACCAAATCCTAATGAACCATGTGGTGAGTTTTTTGAACGATTTAAGTTATTTGAAAAAGGACGTGGTGCTCGTAATGCTCAACTAACAGGTGCACTTACTGGATTACCACACGGACCTGAAGCTATAGTTTCTAGTATGTTAACCGGTGAAAAGGGTAATGCATATCAACAAGGTGATAAACTTAAAGAACAAGCAGGCATTCAAGGTCCTTATCCAAAAAGAAGTCAATATTCAGGTCGTAAGACATTTCGTAAAAAACGAACCCAGATTCGTAAATCAAAGAAATCTCAAAAGAAAACACAATGAGTTCACATCAATGTTCCGCATGTCGTATGTTTATTTACGACACTCTGAGCGTTCCAATTTCAAGAGACGAACTGTATTATGGATATTACAATCTGAAATGTATACCCGCTATGATTCCCGAACTAGTTCCCGAATTTCAAAGACTTGTCTCTAACCATCGTTTTGAGTTGGGACAAGTTCCGTTAAGAAAACATACAACCTATATTGCGATACGACTGATTGAAGAAGGATTAATCAAACGAAAGGGTATTTCGTATCATGGAGAAATCACAAGTTCAAAACCATTGATGATGGCTCTTCAATGGATCTATTATTATTTTGAAAAACTCAAACATCTCAAAGCAATTCATGACAGTCATTCAGGTGGATATAAAGAAGCACCTCCTGCTCCCTTACCTGTTCATATTCTTCTCAGATACGAAGATGCGGGATTTGTCTCGATTAAAGACAAGGGTCTTTAAAGAAGTATGCAGTTCCTTCAACCTAGATATCTTTTTGAACCTCCTGCATGGTTCTATCCTCGCATCTTGGTTGGAGCAGGTGAAATGCTTACGCCTGCATTTTGTTCCAAATATAAAATTACACATGTTATCAATTGCGCATTTCCAGAAGATTCACCTGCTTGGTTTAGAACGCAAAACCCTACACGTTACGTTGGACTGAGTGCAGAAGATTCAATGACTGTGAATATTCTCACATGGTATCCTGCGTTTGAACAAGCATTATCTACCTTTTTACGCGAACCTAACTCCAATACAGTCTTTGTCCACTGTCAATGTGGTATTAATCGTTCTGCGTTCTTGGCGCTGACCTATA